AAGGAAAAATACCATTTATTATTCAAAGACACAGAGTTAACCGACATCAATTTTTAGATTTAATCAATAGACCTTATTTTAGTAAAGAAAAAATTGAAGAATGTTTAGCTGAAGGTCCTGCTTATCAAAAATTAAGTTGGGAACAAAATATAGATTTAGAAGGAAGTTCGACTGGAGATATAGAAAGAAACAGATATGAAATTTTAGAATATTGGGGAACCATTGATGCCATGACTGCAAAAGAACAAGGCTTAACACTAGACCCTGATATAGATGATACAGCAGAAGTTCAAGTTAATGTTTGGATGTGTAAAAATAAAATAATTAGAATTGTTGAAAATCCATTTAAACCTTTTAGAATTCCTTATCAATCTTTTCCTTATGAAAAAAATCCTTATAACTTTTTTGGAATAGGTGTTCCAGAAAATATGGATGATGCTCAACAAATTATGAATGGTCATGCAAGAATGGCAATTGATAATTTAGCTTTAGCTGGAAATTTAGTTTTTGATATAGATGAATCTGCTTTAGTTAATAATCAAAGCATGGAAGTTTATCCTGGTAAGATTTTTAAAAGACAAGCAGGAGTTCCTGGTCAAGCAATTTATGGAATTAAGTTTCCAAATACTGCTACAGAAAATATGCAGATGTTTGATAAGTTCAGACAACTTGCAGATGAATCAACAGGAATACCATCATACTCACATGGACAAACAGGAGTTCAAAGTATGACAAGAACAGCATCAGGTATGTCAATGCTTATGGGTGCTGCATCTTTAAATATTAAAACAGTTATAAAAAATATTGACGACCAATTAATTAAACCTTTAGGAGAATCAATGTTCCAATGGAATATGCAATTCTATGAAGGTGATTTACCAATTGTAGGAGATTTAGAAATCAAAGCGACAGGTAGTTCTAGTTTGATGAGAAAAGAAGTTCGTTCTCAAAGACTGACAATGTTCTTACAAACTATTCAAAATCCTGCGATTGCTCCATTTGTTAGAATTTCAGAAATTGTTAAAGAGTTGGCATACTCTTTAGATTTAAACCCTGAAGAAATAATTAATTCTAAAGATGAAGCAGAAATTTATGCTAAAATAATAGGATATCAAAATGCTAACAAAACAGATGGCAGCCAAGCTCCTATCCCTGGTCAACAGCCAGGAATGGAAGAACCTGGAGGAATACCTGAACAAAGTGCAGGAGCAGACAACACAGGAAATGGCGAAGGCACAGAACCAACAGCTACTCCACCAATGCCAGGGGAGATGGAATTTACTGGATAGATTAAAGAATCTACCCACACAAGTAAATGATTTAAAAAATAGTGTTGACTAAACACATTTAAATCGTTATAATAACATTAAGGAATAGAATATGGCAAATAAACCTATCAATATGGCTACAGGTGGATTAATGTCTCTACCACCTTATATCAAAGCTTTAGATAAAGAAGATGAAGGTATTACACCTTATGATGTAAATACTCCTGAATCTGCTAGGGCAGGTTTACCTCAAAGAAGTTTATCTAAATCTAGAACTAGATATTCAAAAGGTGAAGATGTTAAGAAATCTAAACCTATGCCTATTATACCTTTAGACCCTGATGAGATTCCTATTTTAGAAGAACATGATATTGAATCTGGTGATATAGCTAAATTAAATAAGACAGAAGAAAGAGTATATAAAACTTTAAAAAAAGGAAAAGAATTAGATTTAAATACTAAAAAACAAAACGAAACATTAAAAAAATTAGAACAAAAGAAAAATAAAAAAGCACTTGGTGGTTACATGGATAACTTTCAAATTGCTGAAGAAGAACCTTTATCTAGACAAAAATATTCAATAGGTGGAAGTTCAGCTCTTGAAGAAAAATATGATAGACGAAGAGACTATAGAGCTTTTCAAGAAGGTGATTTAGTAGAAGAAGAAATTGTTGAAGAACCTTTAATGGCTCCAGTAGGAATGGAAGAACCTTTAATTGGAGATGAGATTGCTGCTGATGATTTAGCTATGGAAGAAGATGTAGCTATGGAAGATGCAGAAAGTGTTTTAGATACTTCCATGTTAAGTGAAGAAGAAGAAGTAGTTGTGGATGCTGCTATAGAAATGTATCCAGAATTAGAAGCTATTTTACCAAAAATGGTTGCAACAGAATTTACAGAAGATGAATTAGTAGAAGGACCTGGAACAGGAACTTCCGATTCAATCCCAGCATTATTGTCAGATGGCGAATTTGTATTTACAGCAAAAGCTGTTAAAAATATCGGCATTGATAAATTAAGAAAAATGATGGCACAAGCTGAAGAAGCTTATGATGCTGGTATGGTTAATCAAGAAGAAACTGCAGAACTTGCAGTAGATGAAACCATAGTATAACAGAATTTAGAGTAGGTACTCTAGATAAACAAGCTACCTTCTATTTTTGTAATAGAAGCCCTTGTAGCTTCGTTTCAAATTAATCAACCTTTTTTTGCTACCTTCAGTAAAAGAAGCCCAAAGGAGGATTTTATGAATAAAGAGAACGAAGGAACAACTAATGAAGTCGAGGCGAATCCATATAATCGCAAAAAGTATTGGCATACGGCAGACGTAATGCCGAAGTCAGTACCAGATGCGGATAGTGGACCAGCCGAGCCTGACCCTGAGAAGAAGACAGGATTTAACTACGCAAGTAGCACTACAACAAATAGTGCGAACCCAAATGTTTTATCACCTTCTTCTACAGCTACTTCGGATAAGGTCGAAGATTCACCATTAAGTAATGTTGAAGCTAAACCTTATACAAAAGTTGACTATAAAAAAAGATATGATGACCTAAAGCGTTATTATGATAGGAAACTTGGTGAATGGAGTAATAAAGAAGGAGACCTCAAAGCACAGCTTCGAGATAACCGACCTAAATACACACCACCTAAAAGTGCTGATGAACTTAGTGCTTTTAAAAAAGATTACCCTGACATTTATGGCGTGGTGGAAACTGTATCTCACTTGCAATCTCAAACAGAGATGAAAGATTTGCACGAAGAAGTTGACTCTTTGAAAAAAGCTAACACAGCTTTATCACAGAGAGAAGCTCAATTAGAGTTATCGAAATTTCATCCAGACTTTAATCAAATTAAAGAATCAGATGATTTTCATAATTGGGCAGACACACAACCCATGGAAATTAAGAAGTGGGTTTATGAGAATACTTCAGATGGTAAACTTGCTGCAAGAGCAGTTGACCTGTATAAGAAAGACCGAGGACTTGGATTAGATAAAAAAGCCACAGAAGATAAAAGAGTTACTCAAGGTGCTGATTTGTTAGTTAAAACTAACGAACAAATTCAACCACCAACGAATAATAAAGTTATCTTTAAAAGTTCTGACTTTGAAAAAATGTCAGACGCTGAGTTTGAAAGAAATGAGAAATCTATTCTGACAGCTCAGAGAGAAGGTAGAATTACTAGAGATTAGTAAAACTATCATTTTTATCAACCAAACAAAAAGGAGTCATAAATTATGGCAAATTTTGCAGGTTCAAGTACTACTAACTTTGGTGGAGAAACACCAAGTGGAACTCAGGAAAACGCTTTTTGGGTACCTCAAATATATTCCAAGAAAGTTCAAATAGCATTACGTAAAGCTGCTGTTGCAGAAGCAATCTGTAACACAGACTATATGGGTGAAATTAAAAACTTTGGGGATACAGTTAATATAGTTAAAGAACCACAAATAACTGTAAGTGATTACACTAGAGGTCTTGCGACAGCTAGTACAGCACTAACAGACGTAGAGCTTGTTCTCACAGTAGACCAAGCTAAATACTTTCAATTTGCACTAGATGATATTGAAAAGAGATTTTCACATATCAACTTCCAATCGGTTGCATCAGACAATGCAGCATACAAACTAAGAGATGCTTTAGACAGTAATGTCTTTACACTTCTTGGTGCAGATGCTTCATCTATAGGTGCTACTAGACAAGGAAGTACATCAACACCTGACACAATAGGTTTTGCAACTGGTCAAGTTGACCCTTTAAATGAGATGAGTCAATCTGCTTTTTTTCTCGACAGACAAAATTGCCCTGAAGAGGGTCGTTGGTTTGTTGGAGCACCTGAGTGGTATGATGCTTTAGCTAACACATCTTCTAAACTATTATCAGTAGATTACAATGCTGGTAAAGGTAGTCTTAGAAATGGATTAGTTGCAAGTGGTCTCGTTAGAGGTTTCCAAATGTATAAATCAAACAATCTAGCAACAAACGACTTAACAAGTGCATCCCCTGCTGGGACTGCAACTGCTCCTGTGGCAACATGGGGACAAATAAGTGCGTGTTCATTAGCAACACAATTGAAGATTGTTGAAAGTCTAAGAAGTACAACTACTTTCGCTGACATAGTAAGAGGATTACTTGTCTTCGGAAGAAAAGTTCTTAGAACTGACTGCGTTGGAAGAACAATTTACGTTATAGCCTAATTTATTAGTCTTTACGTTATTGTTAGTATTAAACCTAACACCTAGATAGGGGGTTGAAATATACCCCCTGTCTTTTAAAATTAACCAAAGGATTACATATGGAACATATTAATAAAGCATGGGCTTGGGTTAAAGCCAATAAAAAAATTTCTATTGCTGCAGTTGTAGTTGTAGTTATTATATACAGTCTTGTTAATTAATTTATAGAGGAATTTAAATGAGTAAAGCTGTAAAAAAGCTTAGAAAATATTTTCAGGAACTTCAGAAGTTAGAAGCAAAAGAAGAAGTTGTTTTAGAAAAGATTGATGAAACAATTGATGAATTAGAAAATTGCGACCACTCTGATTGTTCACCTGTTCATCCATTAAAAATTAAAGATTAAAAATGGCAAAGACATATTTAGCACTTACTAATGAATTATTAGTAGAACTTAATGAACCAGAACTTACAGCAGTTGCTGATGGAGTAGGAGTACAAAAACAAGTTTCTAACTGTGTAAATAGAGCTTACTCTGATATAGTAGATGCTGTAGATGATTGGTCTTGGTTAAGTGCTGGTGAACCTGATGACCCTTATTATGGAAATACTACTGTTCAAACAGTTATTGGACAAAGATGGTATTTAGCAAAAGCTTTATCTACAGGTGTAGATGGAGATTTTGATTCAGTAAATTGGGATATGTTTACTCTTGTAGATACTGCCTCACCTTATACAATTAATAAATTAGCCTTTACAACTTTAACAGTTTGGAGAACTAATTATGCAAAATCAGAAGAAGCTTCTGCTAGGACTTCTGAATATGCTG